AAGGCAATGTTTACACCCATCTTAAACTGAGATACGAAACGTACTTGGTCAGCTTCTTTTGCGTAGAAGATTTCAAACTTTTCTTCTTCGTTTAATAAGTCAGTTCCTAAGAACATATTGCTTAAACGCATAGCATAAACCTTGTTAGTTCCGTTAAGACCTGCAACTGCAATAACTTTGATTGTAGTACCTGGTAATACAAATTCGCTATCAGCTTTTACATCAATTTGGTAATTGAAAGAACCGCTATTTTTAAGAGCAACAGTGTAAGTACGGAATAAATCTTGACCGCAGAAGATAGTCATATCGTCAGCAGCTACTACTTGTGCAGGGATTGCTTGGTAAACACCATCAAAGATAGAGATTACGTTAGCAGCAGTAATAGTAGATAAAGGCGCACCTGAGATAAAAGTTGAAGCGTTTGCAGCAACAACACCAGAAGCAGCGTTTATTAATTTTACAAGACCATCAAAGCGGTTAAGGTTAACATTAACACTTGAAGTGTCGCCAGTCCATAACGCAGTTTCTAATTGAGCAGCAATAGTTTTAGCTTTCTTTTCGCTATATTCTTGCTCAAAAGGAATAGAGTCATAATAAGAACCTGTTGGTAAAGCCTTTTGTAAATACTTTGCTTCAAGGTCTTTAGGACATAAAGCTTCGTTTACTTTAATTTTACCAGGAGTTACAGTTCTTTGAGTGAAAGTTGTAGATCCAGAAGCATTAAAACCACAAGCAGCACCATCTTGGAAGATAGCGTCAGTTTGCATAATGTTAATCTTCTCGCTTGACTTTACGCCAACCATAACGTTACCAGCGCTCTTAATAAGAGACGCAGTTTTTGAACCTAATACAGAAGATGTTACAAGTAGAGCCTCGTTTTCTTTTGTATAGTTTGCTAATGCAGATACATCAAATCCCATTTTATTTTATTTTTATTTGTTTAATAAAGCGTTTCTAAATTTTTCAATCCTATCGTACTTCATAGAGTGAGTTGTTACGTTAGAACCGAAGTTTTGTTTTGGTTGCGCAATAGGTTCAGCGTTAGGTGTCTTTGTAAGTGCCTCTATTAATTCAGCTACTTGACTAAAGCCATTCTTAACTTTTGCCTCTAATTCCGCTACTTGTTTTTTAAGATTTTCGTTTTCTTTAACTAAAACCTTAACGTCCTGTTCCATTTTCTCATCATACTTTTTACCCATTTCAGCAGGTGTTTCGTCAGCCTCTTTTGCTTCTGCTTCTGGAGTTTCAATAGATAAGATTTTTGCAGCTTCGTCTAATACGATTTTAGTTCCGTCTGCTAATTGGTGTTCGCCAACAGGAGCAGGTGTTCCGTCTGCTAAAGTAACTTGTCCACCGATAGCTAATTCGCTAATCATAATCTTTGTACCATCCATAAGGCTATACTCAGAAAATGTAACAGGTACTTCGTCAATAGCATCTTCAACAGAAGCAGGTACTTCTACTGGTGGCATATCTTCGAACAAAGCCCTAATTTGCATAATTGCATCTTTTGCGTTCATCATTCTTTTTGTTTAAATATTAATAAAAGATTTTGTTTATCATTTAACTCGTTGCAATATTTCTTTTATTGCATTCATAAGTTCTTGTTCTTTAGTCGGCTTGGTCTTGTAAGTAAACAACCCCTCTACGCTAAAGCCTTTAAATTTACCCTCTTTTACATCGTTCCACACACCTTCGTTATCTACTTTAAAAGAACCAAACCACGAGCCGTCCGGTGCATCTTCAAAACCTTTCATTGGTTGTATGCCTCTGCTTTTGTCTGTAATAAAGCTTTCAAACATAGTAACCCCTTCTACCTGTTGGTCAGGAGAATGCATCAAATTTACGTTTGATTGGTAGCCTCTTTTGAAAAACTTTTGCGCAATCTTGAAAATAGTATCTTTAGAAAAGACCACATAGTAATCGCCGTAAGTAGCATCGCTGCGAAAAATAGGTACGTCAGCCAACATAAGAGGTCCAGAAATAATACGCTTATCTTCGCTAACCACTTCGAAGCGTTGTTGATTTTTAAATGCATTCCAATTTTTTTGTATAGCAGGTTTGTCAACTAATGCCACATAGTCCACCTCGGCATCGTCATTCATATCCTCGCTAATGTCTAATAAATAAACAGGTAAGTCCATATCTTTAAATATTAAGTGTTTTAAATTGTTATCATTTAACCAAATCTTGCCCTTTGCTGAATAGCTGCCATACGTTGTTGGCTACTTGTAACATCGCTTTCCACAACATAGGCTCTTGCTGCTTGGTTACCTAAAGCATTGATAGTTTGTGTATTCAGGCTTGTTGTTTGTGCTTGTGGTTGTGGTGGTGCTATTGGTGCTGCTGATGATATACTTGGTGCAGTTGCTCCACCGCCTACGCTACCAGTTCCCTTTGCAGAAGGTATGTTAGTGCTAATAATCTTCTTAACATTAATTAAACCTGCTGCTATTGTTGCTGCTGCTGCTATTTGCCCAAATGGTGGTGGATAAGCACCTAATGCTTTTGTCGCACCTTCGTAAGTAGACATAATAGCTTTAGCAACTGCGATAGCTTTACCAGCAACACTATTTTGGTCTATAATACCTGCAACCGCATCAAGTGCTGCCATAGCACCTGCTTTTTGTAACTCAAGTTCTTTTAACTTGTCGTCTGTTTTTTGTTTCTCAATTTGCTTTTCAGTTTCTGCAGCTTTTTGTTGCGTTTGAATAGCTTGTAAAGTAAAGTTTGTAGTAGCAGCCATTACTGCTTTTTGACCTGCAAACCTTTCATTGTCTATTGCTTCTTGCTTCTTTTTATTTTCTTCTGCTTCTGCTTTGTCTAATGCTGCAAGTTCATCTTGTGTAATTGTTCTTGAAGTAAGCCTAAACTTCCTTCTTTTATCATACTCAGCTAATAAATCTTCTGTTAGCTTTTTTTCATCTTCAAATTGCTTTTCTAAACGTTCATTATATTCTTCTAATTCTTGGTCAGCTTTTTTCTTTGTATCTTCTGCATATTTATTACCAGAAGTAGCACTTTTTGTAGCTGCTTGTTTTGCTGCATCTTCTCTTGCTTTTTGAGCAGTAGCATCAATAATCTTTAAATCATTTTGAAGGTCTTTATATTTTTTAGCTTGTTCTCCAAATAATATACCCCTTTCATTAGCAGCTTTTTTAAGGTCATTTAATTCATTTTGAATTGATTGCTTTTTAAGTGCATCAATCTTACCTTGCTCTGCTCCTTGCGCTTGAAGTAGTTTGATTTGTCTGTCAATGCCTTCATTAATTATCTTAGTACCAGCAGCAGCTTTTGTAAAGATTGCTTGTCTTTGTTGCTCTGCCCTTGAAGCTGCATTTGTTACACCTATTAAGTCAGTAAAGGCATTAATGACATTACCAACAGTAGATGCAAATTTACCAAGACTTGGAACTGCATTAAGTATTGCAGTTTTTATTTTACCAAAGTTTTGAACTACGGCTATAAGTCCAATTACTAAAGCACCTATTCCCGTTGCAAGTATCGCTCCACGTAATACCTTCATAGCAGTAGACGATGCCGTTGTTGCTACAGTTGCGGTATTTGTGGCTGCGGCTTGTGCTTTGGTGGCAACTGTTGATGCTACTGTTGTTGCAACATCTGATTTTTGTATTGCAACCTTCTCGCCCATAACAAAATTGTAGGCAGATTGAAATACAGTTGTATTTTTAATAACTGTACCTAATTGCTTAAAGCTATCTACACTTTCCCCTACTGCTTGTAAGCCTTGCGATAAAGCCATAGCAGATTGCACCTTCAATAAAGCCTTTTCTACGTTTTCTGACTCAACACCAAATAATCCAATAGCACCTTGTGCTGCTGCAAAACCACCAGCTACACCGCTAAGGGAAGCGGTTAAGGCTTTAAACTTAGCATCTGGGTTAAACGCATCAATTAAACTTTTAGCATCTCCGATTTGGTCTTTAAGTTCGGCTGCTCTTTTTGCTGCTTGTACGGCTTCCTTGCTACTTGCACCAAACTGCTCGGATAGTTTTGTTACCTCAGCGGTTGCTTCTCTTAACTGCGCTTTTAAAGAGCCTAATGCTTGGTCTTGGTTGCCACCGACTGTTATATTTATACCTACGTTCTCTTGTGCCATTATATTACTGGGTATTTTGTGTTAATCACTTTTAAAAATGATAGCTTAGTTGTATTGTATTCCATTGGGTTAAAGTTCTCGACTTTGTTAAGCCTAAACAAAACCCCGTCAATATATACGTATTTACTAAAATCTAAATTGAAAATGTCTACTATGTCTAACAAACCAAAGCAGCTTAATAACTTACTATCCTTGTTTGTAATCTCAGCAAGATAAGGACTATGAAATTCGTTAAACACATTAAACTCCGTAAAGTTAGAAGGCACAAATTGTATTTCTTTAGGTGCGCCAAAGTTAATATCGCTTGTAGAATTGATTGGATCATTCAAATGTCCGGCATAACCATAACTTGTAAAGCTACCTAATACAGTTGTGGTATTCATAATGTTCCAACTTGTTACGCTTGTAATCTTCTTTGTTTGCATTATACGAATGATGCTATCCATTTTATCCTCAGCACTATTTGTGTTTGATTTCTTATAGATTGCAGGGAATACTTTGTCTTGTCCTGTTGCTTGGTAAAGTACAGATGCCGCAAATATAACTTCTAAATTATCGGTTTCCTTAACAAAGTCAAACTCAGTATCGTATATAAAATCGCCATAACCTTCGGTGTATTTCTTGCGATAGTTTTCGTTGTAGAAGTCATTATCTTGCTTAAACTTATAGTTATAGTAACGAGCATTAACCTCACTCATTGGCTTAATGCTTATAGGCTTGGCACGATCTATTTTGTTAGTCCAATCTTCTGCGTTATCTGACTTCTCAGGATAGAAAACCACATACGGAGCAATAACCAGTTCTTTGTCGTTAAACTTATTTTCATAAACGTAAAGGTTAAACATTTTAACAATGCTCAAAAAGAAGTCCCTTTGAAATATACCCTTTGGGATTGTTTGGCTTACCTTAATAGTTTCGCCTAAGTTAATTTGTACTTGTGTAGGTGTGCTTGTAGTTACTCCTACATTACCATTAAATATTTCAATTTCCATTGAAGTTCCAAGTATTTCTACTTGCATATTATCTCCACTATTAAACGTAATCCCTTCAACTGTAAAGTTGCAGTTAAGCATTCTTGTAACATTGGCATCAAAATCTTGTGAGCCAATTTGTCCACCATTTTTTCTAAGTATTACAGTGTATTCTGCTTGGCTAATATCAAAGAAGTTTACAAAGCCTGTTAAACTAATTTGTATGTTCGTAGTTAGCGTAGCGCCTGAATAAGTAAATAAAGTATTCGTTAAATCAAGTGAAAAACTACCTGCGGTTGTTAAAGTATATTGAACAAATGGATTGCCTGTTAATAGCATAGTTCTACTAATAGCGTTTGCACTCATACTCGTATTATTTAACGCAGTAATGTTTGTCTGGTTATTAGGAATGATAAGCCTTTTAAATAAAGGAGTATCAAAAAACGAGCAATCGAATGTATAATCTGTACCTGCAAATATCTTCTGTATATATTCCTTTACATACAAAGCAGGTCGAAACGTTGTGTATTGAAAGTCCTTCTTAGCTACCCCGTATTGTCCCGTGCTAACACTTCCGTAATCAATAAGCGGATAATAGTAGCCTGAACCTCCAGGGTTATCCCAACTCGCACTAATATTAGCTACGCTATAAGTATGGTCATAAGCACTAAAATCTAAATCTTCTAAACGCTTGTTTCCTAATTGGTTAATAAACCCACCAAGTTCCCCAAACACGCTGCACTGGTATTCAATAGTTTCTTTATCAATAACTATTTCTAATATTCTTAAAGTGCCTTTAAATATTTGCACCTTATCAATAAAGATTTTGCAGTTAGCTTGTTTAGTTACGTTATAGTTATATCCTACATTTGGTAATGAATTGTCTGTGAAGTTAGCGTTGTTAAGTTCAAAGATGTAACCAAAGATTAGGTTATTATTTGCCGTTCCTGGAATACTAATTGTCTTACTAAAAGAAGTATTGCGACTACCGAACTCACTTACATCGTCAATGGCATAAGTAAACTCGGTAGATATATCTTGCAATAGATCAATCTTCTGTTCCTCGATGTATATCTCTGTGCTAATCATTATCTGAATTGGCTTGTTAAATACTTACCTACTTCTACTTCAATCTCAAAGTTAAATAGCTTATCTGCACTTTCTAACTTGTATTCGTAATTGCTTGTGCTTATGGTAACAGGGAAGTATGCACCAAGAACTTCCATATATACAATAGGAGACGATACAAGCTGAGCCAACCACGAATAATCTTGTTCGTTAACCCAATCAGAAGTAAGCTTATATTTATCCTTATGCTGAATAGCATAGTTAAAAGTCGTTTCGTTATATCTGTTATATGCATCTATGTTTGTCATTTGCCCACCTACAAGCTGCCAATCGCTTCGCCTATATGATGCCCTTTGATACTCGCTCGACCTTCTATTAACTAAAGCGAACTTCTTTGTGTCCCAACCGCCAAGCCTATTAAGGAACTCAAGGTTAAATTGTTGGTATTTAGGATAGCACTTTTGTCTTATCTTAATTACCCTTGTTTGTGCTATGCCTCTTTTTAAATAGAAGTTATAGCCGTAAGTATTTTCTGTAATTATAGTTCCGGATGCAAAGGCATTTATGTGTCCGGCTTGTAGGTTAAACATATTAAATTGACCGCCTAAGGTAATGTTACCCGATACAGTATTAGTAACCACATCGCCTTGACCTAATACTTCAACCCAAGCAGAATAACCGCCAGTTGCTATGCGTAGAAACGTAATGTAAAAGTTATCTCCGTATTCAAGCGTTATTTCGTCCGTGTCCCTTTCTGTTAAAAAATCATCTGTAAAGTTTTCTAATAGTAAATTATCATAATAGTCCGATAATACCAAAGGTGTCTTGTTCTTTGTTAGAAACACATCGGCAAACAATGGCGGCACAAAGTTATAGGCTGAGTAGCTGCCAGATGCTAAGTTGGTAGTTGTAACACCGCTAACTTCCTCGCCTATCCTTACTTGGTAATCTACTTTAATCTTATCGTTTGAAGCTACAAGTATTGAATTGCCTGAAGGCTCGAAGTAATTAGTAACAAAACTTCTAACCATTGGAGATGCGTTAAACACCCCATAGCTACCTTCTGCACTTGGAGCAGGGAATACCTTTGACCTAATAACCTGGCTGCCGTTTATGAATACGTCATAAACAAATTTAAAGTTTGTAGTTCCGCTATTTGTAGAACTTGAAACAAACCACAGATTATCGTGCATTGACGAATAGGGTGCAGGACTACTTGTTATTGTTATTGCCATTCTTACTTTCGTTTACTGTTTGCTTTATTTGAATTAAAACATCTCCACCTGTTGCAATGGCTATGTTTTCAATAAATTCTTTGTTAAATATTTGCGCTACTGCTTTGTCGAAGTAGTGCGTTGACCTAAGTCCTTTAGTGTGTATGCTTCTTGATATCGCCCAAGCTAAAGATTTTTTGCCTTGTATTGCTTTGCTTTCTACTCCAAGCTTTGTGTACTTTTTAACGGCAACCGATTTTAACTTATTGTAACTAAGCCATTTTTCTATTGAACTTACAGGAACGGCTTTTTTATTTGTCTTAAATGAATATGGTGTTTTAGCATCTGCCTTTGTATTGTTTGTACCTTTAACACCTTTATTGACAAATCTAAAGTATTTGTCTTGTTCACTTCCTGGAGTGTAACCCAAACTTAAAAGGTAACCCGTTCCGAATTTAGTTACAATTCCTATTGCTGGTTCTGCTAACTTACCAGAACTTGTTATGTTCTCTTGGTCTAATATATTGATTAGAGCATCATTAAAGGCTTGTCCGTATAATGAAAGGGTTTCCTCTAATATAGGTAAATCTCCTTCTTTAACTACATTAAAGTTACCGCCTACGCTTTGTATAAAGTTATCCCTTAAGGCTTGTATTTGTGCTTTATCTATTCTCACGCTAATAAATATAAGGAAGGTCTAAAAATAACTAACCCCACCAAAATTGGCAGGGTTACTTTAGTTTCCTATGTTGCTCCTTATCGTAATCAGCCTTTGCCTTTAGGTAGGATAGCGTGTTTAAAAATTGTATGGTTGTTAGTTCATAGCTTTCGTCAACTGAGATATTTTCGTGGTCGGCAACAGATTTGGCGCAATATTGCCATCCAAAGTCTCGCATAAAATTTGAACCCCCCTTAGTGCCAACTCCGATGTCATTCCCTGACTCATCATTTCCTTGACCAAATAGTCCCGAGAAACTTCTATCCAGTTTCTGTAAACTTGATAAAAAAAAACAACCGATTGGTATATGTGCATAAACTTTGCCCCTTGTAAATCCTCGGCATATTGGCTATGCTTAGAAGAATCGTACTTCTCATCTACCCATCTGCCATACCAGGTTTTGCGCTGAGGCATAACCATTGATGCTGCTAACTTATGAATGTTACCTACTAAGTCGGTACTAAATACTTTAGATTCAATGTATCTGGCTGCTTTGATCTGCTGCACATCATAGATAAACCTATAACGTTTGCCGTTTACTTCTGTGTACTTAACAGGCTTACCTTCAATTTTATCGTCTAAGAAGCCTAAGGTTGCCTTCATTTTATTAAACTCCCCTACGCTAAGGCTATCGACTTGCGTGTCTGTAATGTTGTATAAAATACCAACAAGCTTACTTTCTACGTCAAGGTTAGTCCAATCCTTCTCAGGCTTAGTTACTATTGGGTAAATCTGTTGGTACTGCCATACTGTTAAATCGTTCCAATTCATTTGTTTTCTTTTTTATCTTGTTCTAACATCTTGTTGCTTTGATCTATTATCCTAACCCAAACTATTGAAATTAAGGTTGAGAATAGTACAGAGCATAAAATACCTACTATCATTTTGTCTGGTTGTAAACGTCTCTAATTTCTATAATCATTAAAATTAGTACAATAACTCCAATTATTGTTAAAACCATTTCTTTTTATTTTAGTGATACTGCTACTGAGGTTGTGCTACTTTTGGCAGGTGGGTAAACTTTTGTAACCTCGCCAGTAACTCCATTGATAATGTCAAGTCCAGAATGCGGTACTTTTTTAAGGAACTCTTCCATATCCTTTTTGGCTTTAGCTGCACTATTGTACTCGTTCAATATATCCTCGTAAGCAGGACTTTCGCATTTGGTGTAATCGTACTTAACACCTACTTCACGAATGTTAAACTTAGCATTCATATACTCAAAGTCCTTGCCATTAAGTACGGCTGCTTGTAATACGGCATCTTTGTAGTCCTTGTTTGCCTTTAGGGTTTCAAGCATATCCTCTAAGGCTTTAACCTGGAGATGTGTTTTAAGTGGATCAAGTTCCCCTGCGTTTAAGCGTTCAATTAATTGGTAAGTAAACTCAGTCCTTTGTTCTTTTGTTGTTTCGAAGATTTGTTGTAGTTCCATTTGTTATTTTTTAAAGATGTTTAGTTTTTGTATTATAGACATTATTAATAAGCCAATATAAGCTAAGATGCCAATAGTAAAAAAAGCTATTTTGAATTTAAGTGCTTGTAAACGATTGTCTTTACTATCTTTTTTAGTAGTTCCCATACTGTAATTATTAATAAGATACTCATATCGTTTCGGGTTTGTAGTTATCTACATCAAAGAAGCCAATTTTAGCTGCATCTTCAGGCTTACGCATTTTGCGTTTAGAAGGTTCGTAACCTTTATCCTGGCAGTAGGTAAGTATCTCAAGGTAAGTAGCATCTATGTTAGTCATCATTATACTAATTGGCTCACTTGCGTAGTATTTGTCTATGTATTCTTTTGTGCTTTGTGTCATAGTTTTTAATTAAATAGTCAGTTAATGCTGCCATTACAAAACCTGTTGTAATTAGCAGAAGGCAGATAGCGTAGATCATTTTGAGTAGATGTCTTGCAGTTGCCCAATAAGGTAACAAGCTACTAAAAATACGGCTAAAAGTTGTGCGGTTTCTTTTTTCATTGTGTTTAGTTTAATTAGTTAAATTGTGCGTTGAATAGACGCACCCCTATTTTGTTTTATTCGTTTACTATGTCTTTTGGGTTTATGGCTATTTTGTGTCCAGCTTTGTATACCATTTGGTCTTTATGGTTTTTTACATCTTCATTTAAGGTAAATATATAAGGCTGGCTTACGCTGTCTTGTAATGCGGTTAATGTGGCATTAACTACATGCGCAAAGGTTGTAATATCTCTACCACCATAATGGCGCAAAGATTTGTAAGAATTTAAGCGGATTTTGTATTGATTGTTAATTACCGGTTGCATTGTGTTTAGTTTAGTTGGTTAAAGTGTGCGTTGGTCAGTCGCACCCCTGAATTGTTTTAATAATTATATTCTTGATGCTCCGATATTCGCCCTACTTCGCCAAAGGATATATGTTCCCCTGTTTTAAATGCGTTTACCATTACATAGCCTAAAATATCAGTTTCAAAGGGCAAAGCGTTTGATTTTTTTGCGTATGCTTTCCCGTTAATTAATCTAATTACAGGCTTCTTATCAAAGCCTTTTCCGTATCCGCTTTGGTAGTACCCTTTGCCAATTTTTGTTAAGTTCTGCATTGTGTTATTTATTTAAGGTTAAAAAAAGTGGGGCTATATTTCAAGCCCCGTTTTAATTAATAATTAGGTGTTAATATCCAAATAGTATTTTGTAAACTATCGTTTAATCTTTGCGCCTCGTGTATTTGCATTTCTTTTCTATCAAAAAAGGAGTTTATTTTTTGCGGCTCTGCTGCCTCGTGTTTGAATACTAAAATAAAAATTTGTTTCATTGTGTTTTGTTTTTGTGGTTAATTGATATATCAAATATACAACCTTTTCACATTACACAATCAAATGGGCAAACTTTTTTCTAAAAATGTGATGAACGGCAAATATCAAGGATAAGCGGTTAAAGGAAGGCATACCTTCCCGTGCCACGTTTAAGGCTAAAGTTCTGCCAAGCCAAAGCTAAAGCCATTACCGCATCATCGTGAAAGCCTGAAGGTGCGGAGTACTTTACCCCCGTTGCCGTGTATTGATATTCAAACACTTCTAACTCTTGGCTTATTATCCCATCGGGGTAGCCTATCTTCCCTTGATGTATGGCAGCCTGTAACCCTTCCATTAGCTGCTGCTTACTTGAACTTGTAAACTTTAAGCCTTGTATCATTACCCCTTCTCTTTGTAGGTCTTCAAGTATAGGGTCGCCAACCCCCGTACTATCGACAAGGATAGGGCATTTAGGCAGCCTAAGGATAGTTTGCTTGGTATTGTGCCAATCCATTTGAAAGCGGTCAAAATAAGCCACGTTTCCGTCTTCGTCTAAACCTACGTTATCGTATGTAGTAAACTTAAAGCTTTGCCAATCTGGTTCTGCTTTGCTAAACAAACTAAAGAAGTAGTTTTTACCTTTAGGGGTGCTAAGGAATATAGCTTTACCCTTATAGTCGGTTAAGGTAGGTCTTATTGAATTAAGCCACCCGTCTTCAAGGTTAGGTATAAAGGAAGCCTCGTCTACTATTACCAGGTTAAACTTTCTACCTCTTAAGTTATCCAAGCGTTCCCCCGTAAAGAACTCGACCTTGCCACCATTAGGGAAGCTAATGTTTAAGTCCGATTTGTTATTAGGGAAGGGAAGGCTATTGCATAGCTTCTCAAAAAATACCTTAGCCAATTTATAGGTAGGTGTTATGTATGCAACCTGACCGCCTTTGATTGCGGTTGTAATACATTTGATCTGGCTTAACTCCGATTTGCCGAACCTTCTACCGCACATAACCACAATAAAACGCTTTTCGCATTCTAATATCTTCTTTTGGTTTATATGTGGATTAGGTAAGAATATTTGCATTAAAATAAACTTTTTTGCATTTGATGTTTGTTTAATCTATCTAATGCTTTTTCGTAATATTCTTTATCAAGTTCACAACCAATTAAATCTAAATTATAATTATGAGCAGCTATTGCAGCAGTTCCACTTCCTAAAAATGGTTCAATTATTTTACTACCTTTTGGTATTTTGCTAAAAAAATGACTATAATATTTTATAGGTTTAGGACAAGGATGTCCATAATCACCCATAGATTGAGTTGGACTAACTGTAAATGCATCGTGTAAATACAATTTTTTTATTTTACCATATACTAATAGAGGTTCCCAACTATTAAAACCAATATAAGCTGCGTGTCCTGTACTTCCTTTATTCCAACTTATTAACCAATCAGGCTTATGATTTTTATATATCCAATCCATTTTATTTATACTACAAGATGGGAAAATTGACATTTTGCAAACTCTTATAATTTCAGGAATAAATTTATTCATTAAATTATACCAATTTTCTAAAGTATCATCATAACTATTATATTTAAGATTAACACCATAGGGTGGGTCAGTTAAACAAAAATCAAAATATTTATCAGGATAACGAGCCATTAACTCCATATTATCCTCATTGGTTATTGTAATCATAATACAAAGATACTATAAAATAGTTTTGCCTTCAACAAATACAACCTCAATCCTGGTATCTTGCTGAATATCCATTTGTTCTTTTGGCTTACCATAAACACGGGTAAGTAAAGTTTCTAAACTATAAAGGCTTCCTTTTTCTAAACTCTTACGCATAGCTGCTGCAATTGTCTTTTCAAGTATCGTTGCCTTTGGGTTATCCCATACTGTTTTGAGTTCCTCTAAGTCCATTGACATCATAGCTTGTATGGTATCGTTTATCTCAGCAAGTTTATAGCCTTGCTCTTTAAGTAGGCTTACATACTTCCTGGGTCTGCCGTTTGGGTTTCCTGATTGTCCTGGTTTGTATGGTATCAAATGTTCTTTGCTCATTCTGTTATTATTCTGTTTTAACATAAGGTTGACCATTCCTTGTAATAACTAATGTTGGGTCAAGTTTAATCATTCGGTCTACTATTACTTGGCAGTAGTCAGGACTCATTTCTAACATAAAACACTTCTTTTTTACTTGTTGACAAGCTACCATTGTAGAACCTGAACCACCAAATCCATCATAACAACTTTCAAATGGAAAATCTTTAAAAATATCATTAAATAAACCGACAGGCTTTTGTGTTGGGTGTACCCTTGTTTTGCCCTCAATATCTTTATCTCCTTTTCTTATCATTCCATTCCATTGCCATTTGTATAATTTAGCACCTTTTTCAAATGATGTCCAAGCTAATTCAACATCTGCAAAATTTCCTGTGTTTTCTTTATCCCATACTATCCAACACATTGAAGGGTTTAAAAAATCAGTAAAGTAATTTCCACCCCAAATAATATAATTTTCAAATCCTAACGCCTTACAAGTATGATAAAATTCTTTTGCGGTTTCTGTTGTATCGTCTCCTATAATTTCTGAATATTCTTTGGCTTTTACAATATTATTACCTCCAACATTTCCAAAAGCTTTATCTCCACCAACTTTTTTATTTTGAACAACTTTAATTCCATATGGTGGGTCTGTAAATACCATATCAGCCTTCTGCCCGTTCATTAGCTTTGCCACTTGGTCGCTATCTGTACTATCGCCACAAAGCAATCGGTGTTCTCCTATCTCAAATAAATCTCCTAATACTATATCCGTCTTAATGCCACCGTCTGGAACTGCAAAATCGTCTTCCTCAGCTTCTAATACTTCGGCATCAAATCCGGGTATAACAACAATAGGTCTAAGTTTTAGCATCTGAGGGAACTCGTTAATTGACTTTACGAGCTTTGCAAACTTATCGTCCTTAATTATTCTGGGGTTGTTTGGGTTTGCTTTTACTGTGTTGATTGGTACGTTTTGTATCATAGTATTCCGTTTATTATATCGTTTGCTTCGTCTAATGCGTCTTCTTGGTCTAAGTAAGTATCTACGTCAGCTATATGCTTATTGATTAAAGTTTCTGCCATTGCATAGGTGTAATGTCCTATCGTGGTCATATCATCTCCGTTTTTACCCGTCTTACATACTGCAAGGAAGTAAGCTTTGTGTGTAAGGAGTAGCCATATAGCGTTTAGTTTTCTCATCTGCCTTGACCTTTGTAATCTTTAGGTCTTGGATTATGCTTATTAAAGGACTTCTTTGC